CAACAAAAGAATCCTCTCCCTCTGCAAAAAACTTAGTAACCTCATCATGCATAGTATTTATTTCAATCATATCAATTGAGGCACTATCCTTTATATTATCCTTAAACATGTCGTATCCTTTAACAACAATCATCATCCAGCGAACTAAATTACTTACATTGCCATCAAGAATAGTATGTATATAATCAATCTGTCTTAGCCTTGGTATTTTGTCTAAAACGAAACTATGAGGACCTAAAACCCACTGATCAGACATGGTATCATAATGTTTCAACATAACATTACCCACAAGTTTATCACCTTGTGGTTTAACATTAGCGAAATCAAACACAACACCTCGTCTCCATAAAGCTCTCACATCAGAGATACAATCTTACTTACATAAACCTCCTAAATTTGAAAAACAATTAGTAGTGATAAAAATTTTCTCACTATTAAAAAACTTAGTATCCTTAAGCTCAGCAGCAGCACAATCTAAAGGCAATCTAACTGGAGAAACCATATTTATTAAAGTTCGCCATTGAGATGCACCTTGTTGTCCAACATCATCCATAAAAAATATAGTTTCATTATTGTAGCAATCGTACCAATCCTTACCGTCAGTAGTAGCTTTCACTAAATGTGAATAACATGGCTCATTTAAAGCTTCTATTAATCTATTCATAACAACCGATTTACGGCATCCAGGAGGTCCTTCTAATATATAAGCAGTAGGCTCCTTTCTAATTACAGCAGCCTGGTTATGTGCAATACGAACAACGCGCTTCCAAGCATCCATCAATGATTTAACTTTCGTCGAGCGTCTAGCCCATTCTACTAATGAGCCATCCGATTGAATTTTACAATCGAAATTAAAAACCTTATCTCTAAATTCCTTATCCATATAAGATTTTGGATTCTTAGATAAAGTTATTAATTGTTCCATCTCATATAGGTAGAAATGTTTAGGGGTCAGTGACATATACTCCAGTACCTTTTTAATACCACTAACAATAGCAGATAAAAAAGGCGCCAATTCGGCTAAATAATCTAACACAGATATTAAATAATTCATAAAACGGTAAAATAACGTATAATCATCACAAATTTTAACGTTACTAAATAACTGAATCTTTCTCAAAAAATCGCTAAACTTAGCTGGTAGGAATAGCGAAATTCCTGCTAGTAAAAAAGCATCCATACTCTGAGCTTTATAATTATCATCAACTAAATAATATATATCCACCAATATCGACATAACATTAACAACATCAAAATTACCAGTTCTTATGACTGATAATAATTTTAACATTAAACTGACACATTTTCCCACTGAGGCTAAAGGAAATCCTTTAACAAATTTACTAGTGCTACCAATAACGGACAAAAAATCCATTATAAC